TCAGCCCGTCAATGTGCGTTGCTGTCGGATGACTGTCGTACTCAATCCACTCGCTGCTTTGAATGCCAAGCGGCTTGTACAGCCTGTTCAAAACGATATATCGGCCATCGCTCAGTCGCTGCAGACAGTAAGGCAAAAACACTCGCCTGAAATCATTCATGGCTACTCCTTGGGTGTGAAAAAGCCCATTCTGCCATATTCGCCTAGTTATAAGCATTCCATACGGAGCGGCGTTCGATGATGTCTTTATCTGAAGTTATCGATCAGATGCAGGGGCATGGGTTGCCCATGCTTCCAGCCGGCCATCCTGTTCTTGACGGAAAGATCAAGCGGTTCGGGCCAGGCAAGAAGGCGTGGTATGCGTTGCGCGAGATTGATTTGCGTTCTGGCGCGCGGGTGATTTCCGGGGCGTTCGGGGTGTGGCAAGGCACAAGTAATAATGCAGTGCCGGTGCGAATTGATTGGCAGGGGATTTCTGCTGAGGAGCGGGCTGATGCTGAGCGCAAGTTGCGCGAGGCCGAGGCGGCCGAGGCTGAGAAGCGGGCGCGGGTTGCTAGCAGAGCGGCGCATCGGGCGCGCTCTCAGTGGTCGCTGGCATCGGAGCCTACTCATCCGGTTGATTATTTGTTGCGCAAGCAGGTTTCTGCCGAGGGTGTCCGCGTTGATGCAGATGGCTTGCTGCTGGTGCCGATGAAGCGGTATTCCGCTGTGGATGGCGTGCATCTTGCTGGCTTGCAGAAGATTGCCGCTGATGGCTCGAAGCGCTTTTCCGGCGGGATGGATAAGGTGGGCGGAGCGTTTTTGCTTGGCCGGATTGATGATGCGCGCATCATCGGTATCGGTGAGGGGTATGCAACCTGCCGTTCTGTTCGCATGGCGGTTGATTTGCCGGTGATGGTGGCGTTTGATGCGGGGAATCTACTGCCGGTCGCTCAGGGGCTGCGTCGGGATTTCCCGTCGGCGCATTTGTTGTTTCTGGCGGATGACGATTGGCAGCTTGAGCGGCGTTTTGTCGATTGGCTTGCTGATGATTTTGGCGTTGCTGCACCGGATATTGATGGCATTTCGCGGGTTTTGCCTGGGCGTGACGGAGATGTTTCGGTATGCGCCTGGTGGCGCGTGGATTCGCATGGTGCCCGCTTTATTGAGGCGGATGCGCGGTGCGGGCGTGTGGTGCGCTTGCTGCGCTTTGAGAATGCTGGTCTTTCACGCGCTTTGTCGGCTGCTGCTGCTGTTGGTAATGCTTCGGTGGTGTTTCCGCGTTTTGCCGATCGAGGTGACCGCAAGTTGTCTGATTTTAATGATTTGCATGTCGAACAGTCGCTGGATGATGTGCGCGTTCAGGTGCAGGCGGCGATTGACGCCGCGTTATCTCCGGCTCCGGCAGTTGATTCTGGCAAGCCTGCTTTGAAGGTTGTTGACTCTCCCCCTCCCTCTGCTGGCGAGAGCGGACAGAATGGTGCTGAGCCGGTCGCGGACGCCGGGGGGCGCGGGGGGAAGCGCAAGCCTAAAAAGGAGTATGGGCAGGATCATTGGGATACGGTTGATTATCTGCTGAATAACTTTACGTTGATTTACGGCGATGACGCGGTTTGGGATGCGGATAACCGGATCATCCTTAAAGTGGCTTGCATGCGTCTGGCGTTCGGTACGGATGCGGTGAAGTTTTGGCTGAATAATCCCGGGCGCAAGATGGTGCCTCGCGATGGGGTTGTGTTCGATCCAACCTTTTCTGCCGATCCGGCGTGCACAGTGAATTTGTATGACGGCATCAAGACGGTGCCAAAGAAAGGTGATTGCAGCTTGATTAAGAAGCTGCTGCTGCATTTGTGCGACGGGAATGCCGAGGTTGCAGCGTGGGTTTTGCGCTGGCTGGCATTTCCGTTGCAAAACCCTGGGGCGAAGATGCGTTCGTCGATCATTGTGCATGGTGATGAGGGCTCAGGCAAGAATCTGTTTTTTGAGTCTGCTGTTGCGAAGATTTACGGTGAGTACGGCGGTGTTATCGGTAATGCGCAAATCGAATCCCAGTTTAATGAGTGGGCTTCGAAGAAGTTGTACATGGTTGCCGATGAGGTGGTGACACGTACCGAGCTGCGCCAGCTGAAGGGCAAGCTTAAGGCGCTGGTTACGGGTGAGACGGTACGAATCAATCCGAAGAACCTGAGCGAGCGAGATGAGGCGAATCACATGAATTTTGTGTTTCTGTCGAATGAGCTTCAGCCGCTGGCGCTAGACAGGTCTGACCGCCGTTATTTGGTGCTGTGGACGCCACCAAAGCTGGATGAGGTGTTTTATGCGGCAGTTGGTGAGCAGGTGCGCAATGGTGGCGTTGAGGCGTTTTATCACTATCTGCTGCATGAGGTGCCGTTGGACGGATTCAATGAGCATACCAAGCCGCCTGTGAATGAGGCGAAAGAGGATTTGATTGCGCTTGGACTTTCTCCTGCTGAGAGGTTTTACCGTGAGTGGCGCGGTGGTTTCCTCCCCCTTCCGTATGTGTGCTGCTCGGCTGAGCAGCTTTATTCTGCGTTTACCAGATGGTGCAACATTGCCGGGGAGCGGTACCCGCCGTCGCAGACGTTTTTCGGCAGGGTTATTACGCGGGAAGGCCGGGCTGATGGGGTTCGCAAGCACGTTGCTCAGTACCCGCTTGGCAATGCGGTAAAGCAGCGTACTGTGTATCTTGTTGGCAACCAGCCGGAGGATAAGTCACAGACGGATTGGATTGCTGGCGCCTCTGAGTTGTTTGAGGTGGATTTGCGCAAGTTTCGTTCCGGCTCTACGGGTAATTCCGAGTCTGAATATTGATAGTTGAACGGTTGCCAAAAAAACTATCAATATCCTAACTTATTGAAAACATTGGTAATAGTGATGGTTGAAGGGTTGAAGGGTTTTCCCTATACGTGCGCGCGTGCGCGAGGATTCACCGAATCGCCAGCGAAATGCAATTATCTTTTTTGCAGAAACTAATTTTTGACCATTCAACTATTCAACTATCACTATTTTAAATAAAAACAATGAGTTATAAGCGTGATGGTTTTTTGATAACCGTTCAACTATCAATATGAAGAAAAACCTGCGAGATGAGATGCCTGGGGTAACTGCCTTCATTGACTCAATGCGGGCGGCATTCGGCAAGGAAGTGATTGATTCGATCATCCGGCGTGGCATGCGCGGTGAGCCGGTGTTTTTTGCCAAGGAAAACGGTATTGAGGTTGGAACTCGGTTTTGTGTGAAAAGGGGCGATGATGAGCAAGTGGATTCATGACAGGCTGGTGCGGTGGGGAGAATTTATTAGCTCAGGTCGCGCCGTGCGCGGCGGGCTTTCCCCTTTTCCGGCATACAGGTTGGTGCACGCTCAATCATCTGGGGTGGCAGCGCCGGTTGATGTGGACGTGCTTGCTACAGATGGCGCGATGGCCAAGATCAGGCAGGCGCGACTGGAGTTGTATGAAGTCGGGTATTGCCTGTATGTTTCCGGGATGGCGCCGTTGACGGTTGCCGGGCGTGTCCGGTGCCATGTTAATACTGTTTATGCGCGGAGGGATTGCCTGTTTAAATCGCTGGAAAACATAATCAAATCAAATAGTTGCTAATTTTTTGAAAAAATGTGCACGCGTTTTGTGTTGCTTGCATTGTGAAACGGCAGTACATTTTCGCTATGCTTTGGCAAAGCCATTGCAGAAAAGAATACAGCGCCCCGATTGACGCCAGTCATCGGGGCGTTTTGTTTGGCTTGAACTATTCGGGGGCGCTGTGGCTGTCAGATCAAAATCTGTTTGCAGGCATCCTGGATGCGGCACGTTGGTTGATGCATCAGGGTTTTGTAACCAACACAAGCGCGATTCAGTTGGGTGGTTCAAGACAAGCGAGGGCAGCAGTCATGAGCGTGGTTATGGTCCTAAGTGGCGGAAGGTCCGCGCTGCAATTTTGCGGCGTGACAACTGGCTGTGCCAGCCGTGCTTGCGACAGGGGCACAACACGCATGCAAGTGAGGTTGACCACATCATCAGCAAGGCGGATGGCGGGGTAGACGATCCTCTCAACCTGCAGGCCATCTGCGCTGCGTGCCACAAGGCAAAGACGGCAAGTGAGCGGGGAGGGGCGGTCAAAAAGTCTGCGCCAGACCGCCGGTGACCGACCGTTTCCTCAAATTTTGCGTGTTGGTAGTTTTGATAGGGGGGGGTGTCAAAAGCACCCATTCAATTTTGCGTTGGCTGTTTTTTAGGAAATTATCGAGATATGAGCTCACAGCGCCAATTAGCCGCACTGCCGAAGGTGGATGATGGCAAGGCAGCGCATGTTCCCGGCATCACATCAGAGATTCCTGACGCGCCGGCGCGGCTGAACGCAAGAGAAAAAAAAGTTTGGGCGCATGTCACGCAGGCGCTGCTCGAATACGGTCTGATCCATCGCACGGATGGGTTGATGTTGACGGTCATCTGCCGGACGTTCATTCAATGGATAGATGCAACGCGCGAACTTGAAGACTACAAGCGCCGCCACAACGGAAGTTTCATCACAACGAGCGGCAACGGATATCAGGCACCGCATCCGCTGTACTACGTCGAGCGCGACGCAAAGAAATCATTGCTGCAATGGTTGCCGGAAGCTGCGCTGACCATTCCGAGTTTCGTGAAGATAAAGGGTGAGGATTTTGTTGCGGCGCAACAGGGAGCGCTGTTTGATGACCCGATTGACGCCTTCAAAAAGCGCAAAACGTCGCTTGGCTTTCGCGTAGTGGGTGATGGCAACCAGTAGTGCGCCGATTCGCCAGTCAACATTCGACTGGGATGCGTATGGCCGGGCGGTGCTTGCTGGCGAAATACCGGTGTGCAGATGGACGCGGCTCGGTGTAGAGCGCCACTACCGCGACATGGAAACCGGTCATGAGCGCGGCATGTGGTTCTCTGAAGCACACGCCCAGCACGCGCTTGAATCGTTCCTGTTTCTTCGGCACTCGAAAGGAGAATGGGCTGGGCAAGTATTCGTGCCAGACCCGTGGCAACAGTTCTGGATAGCACAGGCATTTGGCTGGATGCGAGCGGACGGCACCCGCCGGTTTCGCACGGTATGGGAAGAAGTTCCACGGAAGAACGGGAAGTCCACCAAGCTGGCTGGGGTCGGTATTTACCTGTTTTTCTTTGACGGGGAAGGAGGTGCCGAAGTCTACACAGCCGCCACGAAAATGGAACAGGCGCGGATCACGCACGACGAAGCGGTACGCATGCGTGCAGCCAGTCCGCACCTGCGGCGGCACATATCAGAGCGCCGCAGCGAGCTATTTGTGCGAGGGAAGGCAGACAAATTCGTTCCGCTAGGGCGCGACTCGAAGTCAATGGACGGCCTCAACCCGCACGGCGCGATCCTGGACGAAGTTCACGCACACCCGAACCGGGAAATTTATGACGTGATCAAGTCCGGACAAGGCGCTCGGCGCCAGCCAATGCTCTGGCAGATCACGACAGCGGGCTTCGATCTGAGCAGCTTCGGGTACGAGCAGCACCGATACGCAGAAAGCGTGCTGGATGGCGTGGTTCAGGACGATGAATTTCTGGCTGTCATCTACACGGTTGACGACCGCGAAAAATGGGATGACCCGATCGAATGGGCAAAGGCAAATCCCGGCCTCGGCACATCGGTATACGAAGATGGGCTCAGACTGGATTGTGAGCGCGCGAAGCGCCAGCCGAGTGAACAGCCAAACTTCAAAACGAAGCGGCTGAACATCTGGCTGGCTGGCGGTGAAACATGGATTCCTGTTGCAACCTGGCGCGAATGCGGCGATCAGGCGCTGAAGCTTGACGATTTCGCAGGAGAAGAATGCTGGATCGGAATTGACCTTGCAGAAAAAAGCGATATCGCTGCGCTGTGCCTCGTATTTCGTCGCGGCAAGCGGTTCTACGTGTTTTTCCGGCTGTACCTGAACGAATACGAAGTCAGCAAGCCAGAAAACCAGCACTACCGGCGGTACCAACAGCGAGGCGAGTTGGTGGTAACTGATGGAAATGCCACCGATTTTGACGTAATCCGCGCCGATGTTGAGGCATTCGGCAAGCGGTTCAAGGTCAATGAAGTGCCATACGACCCGAGATTTTCCGCCTATTTCGCCACCAAACTGGTCGAAGCAGGCCTGCCGATGGTCGAAATATCGCAAACCTCCACGCACTTCACGCTCCCTATCATCGAGGTTGAGAACATGGTGCTGACTGGCGATCTGCAGCACGAAGGGAACAGCATGGTCGAATGGATGATGGGCAACGTGGTCATGCGCGTGTCGAAGTTTTCAGGACTAAAGCATCCCACCAAGGAAACAAACAAAGAAAAGATTGATGCGCCAGTAGCGATGCTGCTGGCGATGGGGCGGGCGCTCATGTTTACCGATGACGCCAGCGTATACGAAACCAGAGGGCTGCGGACACTGTGATCAAATTCATCAAACGGATGTTTTCAAAATCCGACCCGGTACTGATCGACACGCCACAAAAGTTGGCAGACATGCTGGGCGCCGGGTATGAAGCATCATCAGGCATTCTGGTTTCGCACGGTGCCGCCCAGCGATTCTCGACCGTCGCGGCCTGCATGCGCGTGATCTACGAGACGGTAGGCGCGTTGCCATTGACGCTCAAAGAAGTATCGGATGACGGAATCAGCAAGGCAGACGCGGTAAAGCACCCACTGTATCGAATCCTCAAAATCAACCCGAACGAATTCATGACGGCAGCAGAGTTCAAGGAACTCATGGCCGGGCATCTGGCATCCTGTGGAAATTTTTACGCCTACAAAAACATCGTGCGCGGTGAGTTGCGGGAACTGCTCCCGCTGACCCCTGCATCCGTCACGCCAAAACTGGACGATAACTGGACGGTGACATATCAAGTCACCTTTGCCAACGGAAAAACAGCGACGCTCACCCAAGCCGAAATATTCCACGTCCGGCTGCGCACTCGTGACGGACTCACCGGCATCAGCCCGATCGCGCAAGCGCGTGATGCCATCGGGCTTGGGATGGCAGCCGAACTGGAAGGCGCACGGATGTACAAGCAAGGCGTGAAGCTATCCGGCGTGCTATCGACGGACGGCGCGTTAAGCGATGAAGCCTACGCCCGCATAAAAACATCATGGGCAGACACCTACTCAGGCGCTGGCAATGCATACAAAGCGGCGATTCTGGAAGCAGGCCTGAAATTCACGCCGAACGCCATGACAGCGACAGATGCGCAATGGATAGAGGCTCGGAAATACCAGCGCTCGGAAATTGCAGGCATCTGGCGCGTGCCGCCGCACAAGATCGGGGATCTGGAACACGCCACGTTCTCGAACATTGAGCACCAGTCACAGGAGTTCATCACCGACTGCCTCATGCCGTATCTGGTCAAGATCGAAGAGCGCGTGAACCTCTCACTGTTGTCGCCAAAAGACCAGGCGAAATACTTCGCCAAATTCAACGTCAACGCCCTGCTGCGTGGCGATATGACAGCGCGCGGCAACTTCTACCAGAAATTACTGCAGGCCGGGGCAATCAGCCCGAACGAAATCCGCGATTTTGAGGACTGGAATCCGCGTGATGGCGGCGATATTTACCTGACGCCGATGAACATGGCTATCAACGCCAAAGAAGGGGATGCAAATGCTAAAGAAACGGCTTGATTTCGGCCTTGAAATCAAAAGCGTCAATGACGCTGGTGAGTTTTCCGGCTATGGGTCAGTGTTCGACGTTAAAGACTCGTATGGCGATATCGTCGTGCGCGGCGCGTTCGAGAATTCGCTGACTGACTGGAAAACAAAAGGGAGAATGCCTGCACTGCTGTGGCAGCACGACACCCGCGAGCCAATCGGCGTTTATACCCGAATGGAAGAGGATGATCGCGGCCTGTATCTCGAAGGAAAGCTGCTGATTGACGCCGATCCGGTAGCAAAACGGGCGCATGCGCACCTGAAAGCCGGGTCAATCTCCGGCCTGTCGATTGGGTACAGCCTGCCGGACACCGGATTCACATGGGATAAGGACAAAAAAGCCTTCATCCTCAAGGAAATCAACCTGTGGGAAGTGTCGCTGGTGACATTCCCGGCAAACGACTCAGCCAGGATAGAAACGGTAAAAGCCGCGTTCTCCGCTGGCGAAACGCCTGATATTCGGACTCTGGAAGCCTTCCTGCGTGATGCAGGTTTTTCGGCAAAGCAGGCGAAAGCCTTCTTGTCGCAAGGCTACAAAGCACTGAATCACCGTGATGGTGCTCAGGAACTCATGGAAGCGCTGAAAACGCGCAATTTCACACAATAAGGAGCATCAGATGGATACCATCAAGCAACTAATCGAAAAGCAAGGCCAAGACTGGCACGAATACCGCAAAACAAACGACGAACGGCTGTCAAAACTGGAAAAAGGCCAGGGGACTGCCGAACTGGAAGCCAAACTGGAAAAAATGGACGAGGCCTTGTCCAAGCAAAGCGAACTGATCAAGGAACTTGAAACCAAAGGCAACCGCCCTGGCACAACAGGCGAAGATTCAGAATACAAGGCTGGCTTCCTGCAATTTGTGCGCAAGGGCGACGCCTCCGGCATTGAAACCAAAGCCGTCAACACCACGGCTGATGCAGACGGCGGCTATGCCATTCCGGAAGAAATCGACCGCAACATCATCCAGCTGCTGCGGAAAGAAACCCCAATGCGCCTGCTGGCATCTTCGATGACTGTCGGTACCGAAGATTACAAAAAACTGATCAACATCGGCGGCGCAACGACAGGCTGGGTTGACGAAGATGACGCACGCACGGGAACGGACAACCCGAAGCTGGCGCAAGTCGCCCCGTTCTTTGGCGAGATTTACGCAAATCCGGCTGCAACGCAGAAATCGCTGGATGACGTTTTCTTTGATGTGGAAGCATGGATCAACAGCGAAGTTGTCCAAGCCTTCACCGAAGCAGAAAACGCCGCGTTCACATCCGGCAACGGCACCAAGAAACCGAAAGGCTTTCTGGCGTACACCACGGCAGCAACCGCAGACAGCGCCCGCGCACTCGGCACGTTGCAGCATGTAATTTCCGGCGCGGCTACGGCAATCACGGCGGACGGCCTGCTCGATCTGATTTACTCGCTCAAGTCTGGGTATCGCCGCAACGCATCGTTCACCATGAATGGACTGACCGTGGCGGCTGCGCGCAAGCTGAAAGACGAGCAAAAGAACTACCTGTGGCAGCCTGGCCTGCAAAACGGCGAGCCGGATCGCTTGTGTGGTTATGGTGTGGTCGAAAACGACGACATGCCGGATGTTGCCGCTGATGCGCTGGCGCTGGCCTTCGGTGACTTCAAGCGCGGCTATCTGATTGTCGATCGCATCGGCGTGCGGATGCTGCGCGATCCGTACACCAACAAGCCGTATGTCCAGTTCTACACCACCAAGCGCGTCGGTGGCGGTGTGATGGACAGCAACGCGATCAAGATTCAAAAGATCGCAGCAGCGTGATGAACAAAGCCAGCCTTCGGGCTGGCCTTTCCCATTGGAGAAAGCATGAAAATCAAATTCACCAAAGCATTCAAATATTCGCCAAACGGCATCAATGTAGTTGAATACGCGCCAGGCGAGCATGACGTTGACGATCGTTGTGCCGCCATTGCCGTATCAATCGGTGTTGCACAGCACCTTGCATGCGATGAATCAAGCACGACGCCCAATGGCGGCGAAGATCAAAGCGCAGATGCTGATGGGGATGGAGTCCAATCTGCGGCTGCAGAGCAGGTTGATGAAGACAAGTCAGCCGAGCCGGTCAGCAACAAAGCCATCAAACCGCCAGAATCAAAATGATTACCATGTCCGAAGCAAAAACGCACCTTCGCATGGATGGTGACGATCTGGACACTGAAATCCAGATAGCTATTGATGCGGCGGTGAGTTACGCGGAATCGTTCTGCAAGCAGTCATTTACTGGCGCGAATGCGGTCACATCGCCGCCATCGGTCAAGGCGGCGGCACTGCTGATGGTTGGTGACTACATCGAAGGGCGGGAAATTCCAAGCCAGGCATCAAAAAGCCTCATGTGGCCGCACCGGATGCAGGGGTTCTGATGAATTTCGAGGTAATGAACAAGCGAGTCACTTTCCTCCGGATAAGCACTTCCAAAGGGGAGTATGGCGGCCAGGCTTCGGCAAGAACTGACGTTTGCACAGTTTGGGCGTCGGTCAAAGACCTGTCCGGGCGCATGCTGTTTGCGGCGCAGGCCGTCAACAGCGAAGTCACAACGGAAATTCGCATCCGGAAACGTGCAGACGTTTCAGGTTGCACGGAAATCGCGCACGGCGCGACAGCGTACGAAGTGCTGTACCTGCTGGATGACGGCGCCAGCCGCGAGCTGGTGGCTATGTGTAAAAAGGTTCTGTGATGGCAACGCTGCAGAACATCACCGGACTGGATGCACTGAAAAAAGCGCTCGAAGAGCTGCCAAAGAACATAGGAAAAAATGTCCTCCGCGGTGCTGTCAATGCGGCCTCAACCGAGTTCAAGAAAGAGGCCGTCGCGCGCGCGCCGAGCGACACCGGCATTCTGAAAAAATCGATTTATCAGAAGCAAATCCGCGAAAAATCGAGCGCGACGCAGCAGACTTTTTACATTGGCGTGCGCGCCGGGAAACGCGCAAAAACCACGAAAAAAGGGCAGAAACTGGACGCTTTTTACGCCAGATTTGTCGAGTTTGGCACGTCAAAAATGGCGGCAAAGCCGTTTATGCGCCCAGCATTTGAGGCAAAAAAACTGGCGGCTATCGAGAAATTCAAGGAATACGCGGCAAAACGTATCCCGGATGAAATCGCAAAGGTGCGCAAATGAGCATTCAGGGAGAAATTAGCGGGTTGCTCGACAGCCTTGCAGCTGGTGGGGTGTGGGCTGGAACTGCGCCTACGAATCCGACTAGGCCGTACATCACGTTTTTTCGGTCGTCGAACATGCCGGATAACACGCTCGCTGGCGCGTCAGGGGCGGTCAGGACGCGATTGCAGATCGATGTGTGGGCAAGCTCATACGACGAAGCGCAAACGCTTGCGATGGCGGTAAAGGCAGCGCTTGGCGCATGGTCGAGAAAGTTCATCGTTGAAATTGAGCAAGATATATTCGAGGACGACACCCTGCTGCATCGGGTGTTGATTGACATATCAGTCTGGCATTGAGGAAAACATGACCAAAATTTTGAGCAAGGCGGACATTATGGCCGCGAACGACCTGAAAACCGAAACTGTTGAGGTTCCTGAATGGGGCGGTAGCGTCATCGTGCGCACCATGACCGGCCTCGATCGTGATCAGTTCGAGGCTAGTATGATCAAGGAGGATGTAGGCGGCAAGCGCCAGCCAGATCTGACGAACATGCGCGCAAAACTGGTGGCGCTGACCGTGGTTGATGAATCCGGAGACCGCGTGTTTGAGCCAAGTGACATCGATGCACTGGCGCGGAAATCATGTGAAGCGCTCGACCGCGTGTACCGGGCCGCGCAAAAAATCAATGGAATCGGCGCATCGGCACTGGATGGCGCGGAAAAAAACTCCGAAGCCGCCCAGAGCGGCGATTCTGGTTCCGTTTAGCGCTCGCGCTTGGCAAAAGTGTCAAGGAGTGCCAGCAGCAGATAGATTCATCCGAGTTTGCCGAGTGGTGGGCGTACTACAACATCGAGCCGTTTGGCGAAATGGTGGCCGACATGCGGCACGGCGTTTCTGTATCTACTCTGGCAAACGTCCACCGTAATGCAAAAACCAAGCCAGAACCGTTTGTCATGCAGGATTTTATCTTGTGGGGTGGTTTGCAGCGGGAAGAAAAGGTGGAAAGCCTCGACACGGAAGCGATGATCGCAAAAATGTTCAAAGGGCTGACCATCATCAGGAAGAAAAGGCAGTAATAGCTGCTGAAGTAATGCCGCCAAGTGCGGCTTTTTTTATTTATAAGGGGCCTCACTATGAGCAACGGAGCAATTCAAGCGCAAGGAACGAAATTTGAAATCGAAAGCGCAACATCAGGTACTTTCGTGGAAATTGGTGGCGTCAAATCTTGGAGCGGTTTTGACGGGGAGAGTTCTGACATCGATGTGACGAACCTGAAAAGTACGGCCAAGGAATCGCGCACAGGTTTGCAAGACTTCGGCAAGCTCGCCTTGACAGGGCAGATCATCTACGGCGATGTCGGACAGTCTAGGTGCCGCGCGCTTCGGGCGTCTGCGGCGGTTGGCAACATGAAGGTGACGTACTCAGATGGAACCGTGGCCACGTTCAGTGTGAACGTGAAGTCCGTTCCGGAAAGCGGCGGTGTTGATGGGGTTGTAGAGGGATCAATCAACTTCAAAATCACCGGGAACGTAACAATTGTGACGAGTTGAGGCACCCCCCGTGTTGTATAGTTTCGAGGTTAACAACGACATGGGGGATCGTTATGGCGCTCGTTGCGTGTAAGGAGTGCGGGAAGGAAGTCAGCACAGAAGCAAAATCGTGTCCGAATTGCGGGGCAAAACCACCAAAGAAGCCGAGTATGATAGTAAGGGTCGGTGGAGGAATAATCCTCGCAAGCCTGGCTGCGGCATTCTTTATGGGGGCAGGCGGAAGCAAGGAAGCATCAAAACCCGCTATTAGCGTTCCTGTGAGCGAGCAGCAGAAAAAAGAGTTCGCTGAAAAAGAGAAAAAGGACAAGGCGGAAAAAGCCGCAAGCGAAAATCGCTTTCAGCTCGTGGTTGCTGCAGCTGGGGCGTTAAAAAGTGCTATGCGCGAACCTGATTCAACGCAATGGGATTCCATTATGTCGAATGATTCTGGAAGTGTTATCTGTTTCCAGTATCGAGGCAAAAACGGCTTCGGCGGGGTAAATGTTGAGCATGCTGTTTATGCAGGCGGCAAGTTCAGTCAGAAAAAAGCAAGCTGGAACAAGCATTGCGCTGGCAAAACGATGAATGACATGACATACGCACGGCGGGCGCTGTAACACGGCTAGAGAAAAATAAAGCCACCTTCGGGTGGCTTTTTTATTTGGAGGACGGGATGGCAACACCAGTCGGCTCGGTAATGATCGAGATGGCGGCAAATGTCGCCAAGTTGCAAAGCGACATGGGCAAGGCCACGGCTATCGCAGAAGCTCATCTTGCGCGCATCGATCAGGCTGCTGGCATCGTCAAAACTTCGCTGACAGCAATTGGCGCTGGCCTGCTGGCGGGGGCGTCATTCGACGCCATCAAGAGCAAAATTGATGACGCGATCAAATCCGCAGCAGATATGCAACAACTTTCCGAAAGGACGGGGGTTGCGGCTGATAAGTTGTCTGCACTGGCTGGCGTGGCGAAACTCTCAGGCACAGACACAGAGTCACTTGCTACCGGCATGCAAAAATTGTCAAAGTCGATGATTGACGCACAGAACGGAGGCGAAAAAACAAGTAATACGTTCAAGGCAATCGGAATTTCTGCTGCTGACTTAAAAGGCAAAGACCCTGGAGAGGTATTCAAGCTCGTTGCTGACAAGCTGGACAAGTATCAAGATGGAGCAGAGAAGGTTGTTGTGATGCAAAACCTGATGGGGAAATCAGGCGCAAACCTACTGCCGTTGATGAAAGACCTTGTCGAAGTTGGTGAGTTGCAGGCGAAAGTGACGGCTGAACAAGCGGCGATGGCGGACGAGTACGACAAAAACCAGGTGAAACTCGCCGCGTCACAGAACGCTGTTTACAAGATGATTGCAATGGAAGCATTGCCCGTGCTGAACGCTTTTACAAAAGCAATGCTGGAAAACATCAACGGCACAGAAGGTGTGCGCGGAGCGGTTAAGGGGCTTGCTGAGGACGGGTCAATCAGAACGTGGGCTGAAGGAGCCGCAAAGGCAGCGGCATTTGTGGTGGATTGTTTTGATGGCGCGATTAGAACCGTCCAGATAACAGCAAAAACACTGGCGATGGCTGCTGCTATGGCTGTTGCAATACCACAGATGCTTGCGTCAGGAAGCACGGCTGGTGTAGCCGAAATTTGGAATTCATACAAGGCCGATATTGATTCAGTCGCGCAGAAAGAAATGTTCTCAGCGAAGGTCGCACGGCAGTTGGCGGTAGCGCGTACGGAAGCGGCAAAAGCCGGTACGAACCGAGCAAAGATTGATGTGAAAGGCCTCGCTGGCGACGGGAAAGCCACCAAACAAAAAGACCCGTTCGAAACCGAGATGCAAAATCTCGAGCGTACGGCTGTAGGCATCAAATACGTAATTGATAACTTCGACAAGTTCGACGGCAAGGTCAAGGAGTCGAAAGAAGCGATGGCTCGGTTCGATGTCGAGCTGGGCAAATTCTCCAAGGAATCGCGAGCCGCCGAAGGCCTGCCGGCGCTGTCTGAGAAGCAGAAAGCCGACTACATCGCAAAAGCGAAGCTGATCCAAGACTTGATCGAAAAAGAACGCCAACTGAACATCGTCAAAAAGTTCGGCAAGGACATCGACGAATTCGTTTACAAGGAAAACAAGGCACTGTCCGACAAACAGTTCGAGCTGGACATCATGGGTAAGGCCACGCTCGAACAGATGAAGCTGACCGAGGCGCGTCGCATCGATATGGAAGTACAAGATCAGATTCGCAAAGCGACTGTCGAGATTGGCGAAAAAAACGTCGCCATGCTCAATGATGAAATTGCTCGCATCCAGGCAAAAGCCGCGATTGCGAAGGCCGACAGTACGTCTCTGATCGAGGCCAAATACTACAAAGAGCAAGACCCTTGGTTCAACCTGTCCGAATCCGTGCGCAAATATGGTGAGGACGCTGCGAATGTCGGTAAGCAGGCCGGCGACGCCATGACCAACTCCATCAAGTCGATGGAGGATGCGCTGGTGACTTTTGTTACGACCGGCAAGATGAACTGGAAATCGCTGGCGGACACCATCATTGCAGAAATCGCCAGGATTCAGATTAAATCCATGCTATCCAGCATTTTTGGAAGCGGGGCAGGCGGCGGCGGATTGTTTGGCAGCATTTTGTCGCTGTTTACTGGTGCAGGGGCATCGGGCAGCACGACAGCCATCACCGGCCAATCCATGAGCATTTCCGGCGTACCTGTGAAATTCAACGCTATGGGGTACGCTGAAGGCGGCGATTTCGGCGGCGGCTTGCGGCTGGTGGGCGAGAAAGGCCCTGAACTGGAAGTCACCGGGCCAAGCCGGATTTTCAATGCGAAGCAGACGCAAGACATTCTTTCCGGTGGATCAGGCGGAGCGACGATCAACTACGCGCCAGTCATCAACATTGACAGTCGCACAGACCGCAATGAAGTCTATGCTTTGGTGACGAGGGCAGTTCAAAACGGAAATGCGCAACTGGTTGACCGGCTGCAGCGTCAAGGGAGGCTGGCATGATTATCCAATTTCCTGATTCGCTCGCAATTGCCAAACAATCGTGGGGGCAAAAGCGCAACGAAATTGCCTTTGCCTCGGCTTTCGGCTCGCAGGCGCAGGAAGCCCTTGCGCCACTCTGGCAAACAACCATTTCCCCGCCAACTGACCGGGATGAATTTGTGGGCGAGTTCCAGGCATTGATACTGCGGCTCAAAGGCCGTCAAAACCTGCTGGCGCTGCACAATCTCGGCAGGCCGCAGCCAAGAGGCACCATGCGCGGGGCAATGGCGTTGAGTGGTGGTGCGGCGCAAGGCGCAAGCAGCCTGACCATCTGCGCATCCGGGCAAGGCGGCAAAACGCTGGTGGCGGGGGATTATCTCGGCATCGGCACTGGGGTAACGCAGCAGGTTGTCATGGTGACGGATAGCGCAACGGCTAACGGCAGCGGTGCTATCACGGTCAGCATCGAGCCGCCACTGAGAAATGCCTTCGCCTCTGGTTCGGTCGTCACATGGGATAAGCCCAAAGCCCTGTTTCGGCGCTCAGAATCCGAATCAAACTGGGATTATGAGGATGTGCGCGTGGGCGGCATGTCCTTGTCGCTGGTGGAGGATTGGCGCGTATGACGGTTTCTGCAGATCAGCAGGCGGCTCTTGAAAAACCTATTGTCCGCGTCGTTTACTTCGTCTCCTTCAATTTCGCTGGCGGCGTTGGCCGGTTTTCCACTTTCAACCAGCCAATTGAATGGGATGGCGCCAACTGGCTTGGTGTTGGGGCCATCGCCAGTATCAGTGAAGTCACGGAAGAAGAGGGCGCAACGTCCAGCGCGCTCAATTTCACGCTGAACGCAGGCGATCCACAATTACTGGCGCTTGCAGTCGGCCCGGTGGAAGAATACCGAGGCCGTAGCGCCAAAATGTGGATGTGTCCGCTGGATGACGCTTACAGGATGATCGGCTCTCCAGAAGTATGCTGGCGCGGCATCATGGATGCGGTCACGGTCGGTGTGGATGGCGATAAAGGCTCCATCACGCTCAAGTGCGAAACGTCGGCTTACGGGCTGAAACGCCGGCCTGCGCTACGGATGAATGCAGCGCAGCAGAAAAAACGCCATCCTGAAGATACCGGGTTCGCGTACTTGAGCGACCTTATTGCAAACCCATCGCTTTGGCTTTCGAAGAAATTCCAGGCTCAATGACACTCGCAGACTACATCACAAGGCACCTTCGAGTGCCTTTTTTTTATGGACGCATGGACTGCGTGCTGTTCGCTGCTGGGTGGGTACGCGAAAAAACAGGCGCAGAACCGCTTGATGGTATTGCCATATGGGAAACAGAACGGCAGGCAATGCGCGCGGTCAAGGCTGCTGGTGGGCTTGAGGCTGCGCTGGATGCGCGGTTTCCACGCGTAAACCCAAATCTGGCCAAGGATGGCGATTTGGCGCTGTACGGCAAAAGCATCTGCATTTTCAGTGGTGATCACATCGTCGGCCCTGGAAAAGATGGCCTGGAGTTCATCAACCGGATGGAGGCAGCATGCGCCTGGTCTATCTGATCATCCTGCTGATGACGCCTTCCGTGGCGCTGGCCGATCCCGTTACGGCGTTCCTTTCGTCGCAGTTTTTTACTATTGGCACGTGGGTCGTATCCTACGGGCAGGTTCTGTTGTTCACTGCGACGATGGCCTATGGCCAGGTGCAGGCGGCAAAGCAGCGTAAGGCTGCCGCCAGGGCGAAGGCCGCCTATAACGCCAGCCTAGAAGACCGCACCATCACGGCAGTTTCGGAGGATGCCCCTTGCCGGTACGTTTACGGACGTGCAAGGGTTGGGTCTGATGTTGTGGCGATGTTCACCACTGGCAGTAAAGACCAGTACAAGCATCTGGTTTGCATTCATGCCGCTCATGAGTGCGACGGCATTGAGGGTGTGTGGATCGCGGGCAAGAAATTGTCAGAGTACCAGTCCAGCAAGACCTCAAGCGCCACTGAAAAATTCTCAGGCACGTCATACACATTGGCTCATCCCCCGATCAAAGTATTGAGCGTGTATAGCGGGAGGGGTGAAGACAAAACACATTATGACCATACGATCAACGGCAGCACGATCACGCTGTCGAGAGCTGGCTACGGCGTTAAAGTCACATATTCGTACAAGGAAGATACATCAGTAGTATCAATCCGGCACCATCTTGGCGCGGCAAACGACCCGGCTGACGAATACCTGCACAACCTGCTGCCGGAAAAATGGCCAGCCACGGCGGTGTTGCGCGGGTTCTGTTATTCGGTGGTTACGCTCGATCTGAATGAATCCGCATTCCAGAGCGGCATTCCGGCGATTGAAGTGTTACTCCGTGGCAAAAAACTGTACGACCCTCGAACTAGCGTAACGGTATGGTCACAAAACCCGGCGCTGGCGATTTACGATTACCTCACCAGCGAGCTGTGCTGGGTTGACGCCGATGATTTGCCTATGGACCGGTATATCACCGCCGCCAATGCGTGCGACGATGTTTTTGACTTCGGACGGCGTTACACCATCAACGGCACCATCACCAGCGAAGAAGATCCGGCCTCCGTGCTGGAACGCCTTGCTCAGAGCATGGCTGGGTGGGTTGTGGCGACGACATGGGATGTTGTGGTTGGGAAGTACATCGCGCCCATTATGGCACTGGACCAGTCAGACATCATCGGCAGCCTGTCCATCACTCCGGGCGTATCGGATGCGGATCTGTACAACGGTGTAAAAGGGCAGTTCGTCGGCGCCGAAACCAACTGGGTCGCAACCGACATGAAGCCATACTCCAGCGCCTTGTTTGTGGCCGCTGATGGGCGCGAACTCTGGACGGATATTCAGTTTGGGTTCACCGACACAATTCAGCGCGCCCACAATCTGTCTCGCATCTTTGTTGAAGACCAGCGCAACGGTTACGCTATCAAGGCTGAGTTCTCGCTCAAGACATGGAAATTGCGCGTTGGCGACCGCGTCACAATGACCAGTCCGTTTTTTGGATGGGATAACAAGGTATTCCGCGTCACCGGCAAGAAATTCTCTCCTACGTCCGCTGTTGAGTTGACGATGAAAGAAGATGCGGAAAGCATCTGGGATTTTGCTGATGCTGTTGTTGTCGACGCAACGCAGAATACAGGGTTGCCGGACCCGTTTTATCTTGATCCGATAACCAGACTGACGTGCGAGTCTGGTAAAGACGTGCTCATTAAGATGGCGGACGGCTCAATCGTGTCGCGTATTCTTGTGTCGTGGCCCGACATTGCGGTTTCCGGCGCGCGCGTTGAAGTCCAATGGTCTGATGAGTCTGAGGTTTGGCAATCCGCTGTCACTGATGATTCGAGCATCTATCTCGCCCCAGTGAAAGATGGTGAGTTATATGTCATTCGTGCGCGCGCAGTCAATACGCTCGGAACCAAATCTGACTGGACATACACATCACACATAGTGGTCGGGAAGGCTGAGCCGCCTAATGATATATCTGGACTCAGTATTAATGGTCCGGTACTCCATTGGACAGGGAACGACGACATTGACTTGGCTGGCTATAGGTTTCGATTCCATTACGGAAATAACCTTGATTGGGGAGCCGCTGCCCCATTGCACAATGGATTGATAACAGAAAGCCCATTTAATCTAGTTGTTCGTCCTTCTGGTGCTGTCACCATAATGGGTAAGGCTGTCGATGCCTCCGGAAACGAATCGAAAAATTCAGCAAATGTATTTGCAAATCTTGGTGACATTCCTGTCGCCAATGTTGTTGAGGTAGTTGATTTCGCTGGATTTTCTGGGACTTTAGATGCGTGTTCAGTATCTGGCGGCGTTCTCTATGCTGACGTTACTGATTCTGCGTATGGAACAGATGATCAGTCAGCATACGGACTAGACAATGATTCTTTCTTCAAATTGTCCAGTTACGCGCAAATGGCTTACACGACGCAGGAGGTGCAGTTTTCTTCTGCGTTAAACGGTTCATCGGTGACTCTGGATATAGATTACACCGGATACGGGTTGTCTATTGAGTACAGGCTGGTTTCGCCAGACCCTGCGTTTGGGATTGATGCTGATTCATTTTATGGGGTAGATGATGCGCCAGCATATGGGGTTGATGGGGTGTGGCAGCCGTGGCCTGGGAGCGTTGTCGCAAAAAATGACATTTATCAGTGGCGCGTAACTATTGGCTCTGGAGCGACACGCGGGAGCATTTCGTTATTCAAAGTTACCGTTGATGCGCCGGATATTGTTGAATACCTCGATGATGTTTCGCTTTCTGCAAATGGGACGCTGATCCCGTACACCTCAAAATTTACGAAGATTACAACGGTAACTTCTACGCTTCAAGCAAATACCAGCGGCGCTGTATCTGTGCATATAGACAAAACATCGCCACTAAAACCAAAGGCAACAGCAATCAATTCAAGCGGCGCTGGTGTATCCGGCATTTCGTGTGATTTTATTTTGAAAGGGTACTAAATGGCCATCAAGTCACCTCCTGAGAGGATTGAGTTATCTGACGTATATCCGAAGCCATCGAATGCTGTCCTGCGTGCAGGAATTGGGAGGTTTTGGGATTATGTGACAAGTTTGCTTGGCGCGACTGGCGATCCAGCGGACGCGCGTGAGGCGCTTGGCGCGGTCGGAAAATCAGGCGACGAAACTATTATCGGCACCAAAACTTTTTCCGGTGGGGTTAATGTCCAAAACATCAACGGAAGCCACCTCGCGGGGTTTCGGAACCGGCTTATTAACGGGGATTTTCGTGTCTGGCAGCGCGGAACGACTTTCGACTGTCCCGCGAATGTGCTGACCTACACAGCCGACCAATGGGCTGTGTACACAACGGGGAGTGCGGTGAATGCTTCAAGGGCATTGAACGAAATGACCGCCAACAGTACATTTACGCTCAGAGTAACTGGCGCTAGCGGAAATACATCAGTAAACCTTTTGCAGCGCATTCCAGGAGTCGATGCTATCGCTCTGCAAAATCGTCCGAGCACAGTTTCTTTCTGGGCAAAGGCATCGGCTCCGCTCTCACTAAACTGGATGGCAGTGCACGCAACGGTGGCGGACAACTTCGCAGCCACCGCGCCCATCTCCAGCGGCACTATTAACCTGACGACAACCCCGCAGTTGTTCACTCTGCCTGTTTCCGCAACTGGAAACGCTTACCTAGGCTTGCAACTCAGTCTTGTTGCATACGGCCTTGGTGCAGGGGTTTCATTTACTGTGGACAAAGTGCAGTGGGAGCCAGGAACGCTGGCAACGCCTTTTGAGCAGCTTGACCAAGCGACAGAGTTGGTGCGGTGTCAGCGGTTTTATGAGGCGGGTCAGTTTTTCCTTGAAGCCTATGGATCGGCTAATCAGAACCTCGGGGCATTCATTCAATTCAAGGTCAATAAGCCGAGTGCTCCGACGATGACGGCTGTGCATGTGGGGTCAATAGGTGTAACCAGTGCCGCCAACCTGTGGTCTGTAGATGGGCGAGGTGCGCGATTTGCGGGGGCTAAAGACAGCGTAGCGGGGGCATTCTTGCTGAGTGTGGCATGGACTGCCGCCTCAGTACTATAAGGGAGTATTAACCATGTACAAACTACTCACAAACACAACCGCAATTGTTCGGTTGTCTGACGGTGCTTTTATCCCGACTGACTCTGCGAACACTGATTACCGACACTATCTTGCTTGGGTGGCGGAGGGGAACGCACCTTTGCCAGCAGACAGTCCAGATCCAGCAGAGGTGTGGGCTGCGTACCAAGCTCAGGCACAGGCTGCGCTCGACGCTACCGATATGGTCGCTCTGCGGTGTTTTAAGGCTGGTGTGGCGTTTCCTGATGCTTGGGGGGGCTATGTCGAAACACTGCGAGCAATCGTGCGCGCGGACAGCGGCGACCCGGCGCAATCGCTCCCGGCGCAGCCAGATTATCCAGCCGGGACGTAGCAAAACCGCAACGAAACCGTAGCCGCCGCGAGGCGGTTTTTTTATGCCAAAAGAAAGGGAATCATGCCGGAAAAAGCGATAGCGACGGGGAAGGCGACAGGGGTGGCCGCGTGGGTTTTTGGGTTTCTTGACTGGCTTGGGTCTATCCCGCTGGACAAGATCACGGCGCTGCTGGTGTGCCTTGGTGCTGGCGTCGGCCTAGTTGCATGGTGCCTTGACGTGAAAAGGAAGCGCCTGCAAATCAGGCTGCTGGAGCAGGAACTTGCTGGCGGACAGCATCATAGCGAGGCTGAAGAATGAGGATGCTCAAGTGGATGCGCGGCGCGGTTTATAAGCGCGTCGCTGTAGGCCTGCTGACTATGAGTTCGGTCGGGTTTGCGACTTGGAAGG